AATGACCCAAGCCGTATTTATCGTAGGATTTACGATTCCCTTTATGATAGTTTGGATTCTTCTACTATTCCCCACGCTGTTGTTATACTTGCTGATTATGGTTACAAGTCCGCTTTTGTTGCAGACCAAGAAATAAATCTTCTTGCTTGTATGACTGAACTTATGACACAAGTGAAGTTCAAATGACAACTAAAATCAATATAGAAAATCTATGGCCTACTCCATACTTTTATAGTACTGAAAAAATTAATTTTGAAGTAGATATTGTAAAATGGATTTTAGAAAAAAGTAAAAAAGAATTATCTGTCTCTAAATCAAATGTAGGTGGGTGGCAAAGTAAGTTACAGTTTAACAAAACAGAGTTAAATCCTTTAGTGGGTTATATAAATGGTTTTTGTAAAAATATAAATTTGGGAATACAACAAGTTGATATACCAGAGATTTGGATTAATGTAAACAAACAACACGATTGGAATACTATTCATCAACATGGTGGACATAACTTTTCTGGAGTTTATTACGTTAAGACACCAAAGGATTGTGGTAGACTTGCTTTCAAAGACCCAAGACCAGCTGCATCAACAAACTCTTTTTTAGTTGATAGATATGACAATGGTGAATTAAGATACGTTAATATTACAGAGGGACTATTTTTATTATTTCCATCATACTTAGAACACTTTGTTGAACCTAACAGAAGTAAAGAAGAAAGAATAACTATTAGTTTTAATGTGAGTGTTGTGCAATGAGTTATGAATTAAAAGAATATCTAAAATCAATTAACACTACTAAAGAAAATCTCATGGATAAAGATGACCCATTATACGAAAAGAAGTATCCTGCTTTCATAATCAATAAATGTCTTGCACCATTTAATGATACAATTATGTTGGTTAATGAGATGAATATTAATAATCACTTGGATAATAAGTTACAATATGATTTTTTACTAAATAGTCTAAGGAAGCAAAACAGATTTGCAACTTGGATGAAGGCGAGTAAGTCAAAGAATTTAGAGTATGTAAAAGAATACTTTGGTTATAACAACGAAAAAGCAAGGTCTGCATTGAACATACTTAATGATGAACAAATCGCCTATATAAAAAATAAATTGAATAAAGGTGGGAAGAAATGAATGATGTATTATGGAAACCAGATGAGATGCTTGAAGTTGGTTTAAAAGAACCAGATGACTTTCTCAAGGTTAGGGAAACATTATCAAGAATTGGTGTTGCATCTAGAAAAGATAAAACACTATTCCAATCGTGTCATATATTACATAAACAAGGTAAGTACTTTATAGTGCATTTTAAAGAATTATTTGCATTAGACGGTAAGGACACAAATATTTCAGAAAACGATATTGCAAGACGAAATACTATCGCAAATCTTTTATCAGATTGGGGATTAGTAAAAGTTATGAAAACAGATGAGGTCAAGTCTGCACCTCTATCTCAAATAAAAGTAATATCATTTAAAGAAAAGAATGATTGGAAACTAGAAACAAAATATAACATAGGAAAGAAAAAGGAAGATTAACATGAAAACTGGTGATTATATTATTGAAGCTGCAAAAAAACAAGCAGAGGGTGAGATTGCAGTACACCTCGCAAACATCAAAGTGTATCAAACAATGCCTGCTGGTATAGGAGAACATTCTGATATTACAGAAGCTGTAATCGCAGAATTAGATAAACTTTCAGCTGCTGATGATAGATTAGAAATGATTAATAAGTATTTTACCAAAGACAAATCATCTTTGTTAAAGGAATAAAATGAATCATATCAAACCATTAAGAGATTTTCTTTACGAACAAGTTTCTGAAGAACCATATCAAACTGTATGTTTTTATCATACTGGTGACCCTGCTCGTGATTTTGCAAACAATGACCACATTGAAATGATTAATGTCATGAGAGAGAATAATCCAGACATAATTTTCATGGATTACTTCGGAACTTATATATCTTATGATGGTAATGATACTTATTTAAACTATTTAAAAATAGACCAAGACACTATGAAGTATATCCCACCTAGTGTCAAAAAAGGTGTTTTAAATTATAGTAAACCTCTTAAAATATCTAAAGAAAATACTCTTATTCTTTATAGAGATTTAGCAATCAAAGGTCGTATTCATTGGAAAGATATGATTAAAAGATTAGGGATTGAGGGTTTCTATCTTTTAAATAGTATTGAGTGTTATGATATATGTGGAAGTAAACATATCACAGATGTTTACTTAAAACAAAACAACATCAAGACTCCAAAGACAGTTCGTATTTTACATTCAGAAGATACTGAAAGAGCATTTAATCATTTGGACACAAAGTTTCCAGTTATACTAAAAATGTCAGTTGGTAGTCAAACTGGAGTCGGTGTTGTACTTATTGATAATATGAGAACTCTTCATGCAACTGTTCAAATGGCGTTATTAGTTGATAAACAATTACCATTACTTCTTCAAGAATATATAGAAATTGATTATGACATAAGAGCGATTGTTCTTGGTAATGAGGTAATTGCATCTATGAAAAGAAAAGTAATTAAAGGTACTGACTTTAGAAGTAATGTATCTTTAGGTGCAGAAGCAGAAGCGATAGAACTGACTGACTTAGAAAAAGAGATTGCAGTAAAATCAAGTAATGCAGTAAAAGGTAAATTAACTGGAGTTGATATGTTTGCATCTTCAAATAGAGAAACAGAAGAACCCTTTGTTTTAGAGGTAAATGCAAACCCAGGCTTCGTTGGTATTGAAAAGGTTGTTCCCACAACAACACAAAGAATATTTGACCATTTCAAAGACCGTAATAATTGGACTTGACTTCAACAACATAAAGTGATATAAACATAGTATGCAGTTTTATACAAATGTTTCCCAATGGGGAAACACAATACTTGTTCGTGAATATAAAAAAGGTGAAAGAGTTAATCGTAAGGTTAAGTACTCACCTACTTTGTATGTTCCAGTACAAAAGAAAACAGAATATAAAACACTTGATGGTAAGTATGCAACACCATATAAGTTTGATAATATCAAAGATGCAAAAAGGTTTATTGAACAATACAAACAACAACCTCATCTTGTCTTTGGTTTAGATAGGTTTGCATATACTTACCTTTCAGATTCTTATCCTAATCAAGTAGATTGGGATAACGACAAAATCCTAACAGTAACTATTGATATTGAAACACAATGTGAAAATGGTTTCCCAGACCCACAAGCTGCAATAGAAGAAATGTTGTCAATCACTATCAAAAATCAAACAACAAAGAAGATTGTTGTTTGGGGTATCGGTGATTATCATACTGATAGAGATGATGTTACATATATCAACTGTTCAAATGAAAATGAATTACTTGCAAAGTTTATGAACTTCTGGACTAAACACTATCCAGATATTGTTACTGGTTGGAATACTGAATTCTTTGATATTCCTTATCTTATCAATCGTGTTACAAAAGTCCTTGGTGAAGATAGAGCAAAAGAGTTTTCACCTTGGGGGTTGATTAGTTCAAGGACTGTATATCAACATGGAAGAAATCAACAAGTTTATGATATTACTGGTGTTGCAAATCTTGACTACCTACAACTCTATCGTAAGTTTACTTACACAAACCAAGAGAGTTATGCACTTAATCATATTGCATTTGTTGAGTTGGGTCAAAAGAAAAATGAAAATCCTTATGACACTTTCAAAGATTGGTATACAAAAGATTATCAATCATTTATTGATTACAACATTGTTGACGTTGAACTTGTTGACCGTCTTGAAGATAAGATGAAGTTGTTGGAACTTTGTTTGACTATGGCTTACGAAGCGAAAGTCAACTATGAAGATGTGTTCGGTCAAGTAAAATACTGGGATGTACTTATTCACAATTATCTAAAGAAAAAGAATGTTGTCATACCACAAAAATCTCACAATACTAAAGTTGAAAAGTATGAGGGTGCATATGTTAAAGAACCACAAGTTGGTTTACACAAGTGGGTTATGTCATTTGATTTGAATAGTTTGTATCCACATTTAATTATGCAATATAATCTTTCTCCAGAAACACTCGTATCTGGTGATTTTATTAAGAACTTAAAAGTAGAAAATGTATTGAAAGGTATTGATTTCAACTTACCAGACAATACAACAATTACTCCAAACGGTGCATTGTATCGTAAAGATATCAAAGGTTTCTTACCAGAGATGATGCAAGAAATCTACAATGACCGTACAGTATATAAAAAGAAGATGTTGGAAGCAAAACAACAATACGAAGATACAAAGGACTCAAAGTATTTAAAATATATTAGTCGTTACAATAATATTCAAATGGCAAGAAAGATATCACTCAACTCTGCTTATGGTGCAATTGGTAATCAATATTTTAGATATTATGACCTTGCGATTGCAGAGGGTATTACAACTGCTGGTCAATTATCTATTCGTTGGATTGAAAAGAAAATGAACGAATACTTAAATAAATTGTTAGGAACAAAAGATGAAGATTTTGTTATTGCATCAGATACAGATTCGATATACATTACTTTTGACAAACTTGTTGATAAAGTGTTTGAAAAAGGAACAAGTATATCAAAAATTGTCAACTTCTTGGATACGATTGCTACAGAGAAGATTGAACCTTATATTGATAAAAGTTATCAGACTCTTGCTGATATGATGTCTGCATACGACCAAAAGATGTTCATGAAAAGAGAGGTGATTGCAGATAAAGGTATCTGGACTGCAAAGAAAAGATATATCCTCAATGCATGGGATATTGAAGGTGTTCGTTTCAAAGAACCACAACTCAAGGTTATGGGTATAGAAGCTGTTAAGTCCTCTACGCCTGCACCTTGTCGTGCAAAGATTAAGGAAGCATTAACCATTATAATGGGGGGTGATGAAAAACAACTTAATGACTTCCTTATCGCATTTCGTAATGATTTTAAAACTCTTACACCAATAGATATTGCATATCCTCGTTCTTGCAATGGTATTAAAAAGTTTGGTTCATCTTCTTCTATCTATGTCAAAGGCACTCCTATGCACATCAAAGGAAGTTTGATTTATAATCATATGATTAAACAAAAGAAGTTGACACATAAGTATCCACTTATTCAAGAGGGTGATAAAATAAAGTTCGTTGAATTACGACAACCTAATCCACTTGGTTGTAATGTTATCTCATTTATGGGACAGTTTCCTACTGAACTTGACATAGGTAAGTATATAGATTATGATACGCAATATGAAAAAAGTTTCATAGAACCACTTTCATTTATCACTAACAATATCGGTTGGAAGATTGATAGGTCATTTGGTACACAAACTACACTTGAGGATTTTTTCAGTTGAATATAGAATTATATAATTTATTAAAAAAGTGTTCTGACCATAATGGATTACCAGTTATGCAGAAAGAACTATTTTTAAACACTACTGAAAAGTATGGTAAAGAAGAGTTTCGTAAAACACTTGCAGAATATATTACAAAAGAAAAACCACCTTATCCACTAAAAGAATTTAATATGGAAAAGGTTGTTGATAACTTTCGTAAATTACAGAAAGTAGACTTTACAAAATATCTTAGTACACCAGATAATATTATGGAAAAGTATGATGACTACAAATATCCATATAGTAAATATGGTTTAGGTTTGATTGATTGTCCATCTGTATTTAATTATTGTTCAGATGCATTTATGAATGATTTAAGAATGTCTTGTGGTTCTTATGGTTTTAAATCACCAGTACAAAGATGGAATGATGGTGATAATATATGGGGTGCGTTTGGCCCTATATGGAGAGGAGTAAATGACTCTCAAGACTTAACACCAGATACTTATACCATGTCATTTAGACTTGGTACTTATATTGCAACACAGTTCAAACCAGTTGTTGCGAAAACAATATATGAAATGTCTGAAGCAAAAACTGTATTAGATACCTCTATGGGTTGGGGTGATAGATTGACTGCGTTCTACGCTTCTAATGCAACTCACTATATTGGTTGTGACCCTAACCCTAATACATTTGAACGATATAAAAAGATGATAAAGTTCTGGGATAAACTTACTGGTGGTAAGAAAACAACCCAAATATATAATTGTGGTGCAGAGGACTTACCTTGGGAAGAAATAAAAAATGTAGATTGTGCATTTACAAGTCCACCATACTTTTCTACAGAAAGATATAATGAGGGTGGAGAAAAAGAAGAACTACAATCATGGTTTAAATTTAATGAATATGAAGCATGGAGAGATGATTTTTATCTACCAGTTTCACAAAAGACTTTTGATTCATTAAGTGATACTGGTATTATGATGATTAATATTTTAGACCCAAAAGTAAAAGGTAAAAGATATCGTTCTGGTGATGAACTTGTAGATATGTTACTTCCAAATTTTATGGGTCA